AGAAGTGGCACGGCCTTCAAGACTGCTGGCACGCGAACGGAGAGAGTCCAGCGCATTGTCTGCAGCCGTCTTGTTGTTGGTGACCGTTGTAGTGAGCCTATTGTATTCGATATTGATGGATGCTACTGCTTCGGTAAGATCATCCGACGCTTTCTTCGCCTCCAGCGTGATACGACGTGAGGTCTGTTCAAAGAGCGTCGTGAACTGCGTCTTCGAGTTGACGATGGGGTCAGTCTGCAGAGCCACGAAACGGATGTAGCACTCACCGGTATAGCTGATAACCAGCTTACCGCTGCCAGTATAATCCCAAGGCAGCGACTTAGAGTCCATCGCCTGTTGCAGAACCCAGTCATGCCCAGCGTTCAGATTGAACTCACGCCCTATGACAGATCCGTTGTTTTTTCTGAACTTGAACGACAGAGTGCCACTGGTGACTGGGAGTATTCTGATACCCATATATAGCGTGTCAGCAACAGTCACGAAAGAGGTGTCAGAGGAATCTATTGCCGACGCCATCTCATCATGGTACCCGTTGGACTTGATCAGACTGAAATCCTGACTCACGCCCATGCCCAGCAGATGGAGCATACGAATGCCATCCTTCACCACCGGCTCAGCGGTCAGTCTGTTGCGATATGCCAGGAGATTACCGTTGAACAGCAGCGGTTCGTCACCAGAGCCTATCATCTCATCATCATCCTCACCAGACAATGGCGTGCCGTCAGTCTCACAGATCACCCATGACTGCAGCCCACGCTGGAAGAACCCGTTGGTGATGAAGTTATCATCATCAGATATGTTGAATGTCGTTTCAGTATATACGCTCTGCAGATGCTGTCGGGTACCTTCGATGCGAGCCTCCAGCCCCTCACCAGTCTGTCGGTTGAAGAACTTACCGACACCGTAGAAATTATTGATGTATGCGCCGAATCCCTCTAGCCATCCGAACAGGTCAGTGCGCACGCCCTCGAGGTTTCCGATACGAGACTTCAGGAAATCCTCGGGGTTCGTCTTACGGCCATACACCACATCCATGTAAGGTGTCTTCGGTCCCACCGTCATGATGTCAACGACACCTTTTCTCTCAGGATCCGACTCATGGTCGGCACGAACGATGACGTCACCCTTCTGGATGAGAGACTCCGGAGTGCCACCCTCTATCTGAGTGGTGAAGTTCTTGAAGGTGATCCAGTCGAGACGGTCACCTGACACATCAGTCATGCCGCCAGTACCGGCCTCCTTCACTATGAATTCATAATGCTTGGTGAGATAGCCGTCACCACCAGACACCACGTCATTACCAGGCTGATACTGCTGACATTCGATGTAGGTACCAGCATTGTAGGGATTGCCCTTGATGCGCCCACCTTCCGTCTCCAGCCAGATACGCCCCGTCTCAGGGTCGTAGTGGTGTATGGACATCATTGCAGCGAAGCGGTAGTTGTCATACTCGCCTCGCAGTTGAGACACCACGAGCTCGTAGACACGGAGCAGACCGCGAACGGTGACGTTGTCAATCTCCAGTGTGTACTTATCCTCTTCGACTCCAGCAGCGTTGATAACCTTCTCCTTGAGGATAGCCCATCCCTGACCAGTGAGGAATCCCGAATTGAAAAGCAGGGATGACAGCTTGCCGCCGAAGGCAGAGTCACCATCGACGAGCAGTTCAGCCAGACGGGCGAGACCTCTGGTGACCAGTTCCTTCAGCTCAGCGTCGCCAGTAGCTGTGATGATGCCACCTTCGACGCCAGACGCATAGTTACCGAGAAGGATTGATCCGAAGGTCTTCAGCCCAAGCAGGAACTCAGTCCGGTTCTTGATGGTACCAATCTTAGCCTGATCAATCGTAGCCTCTCCGATCTCAGCCTCTGCAGCTGTCAGGAGGTTGCGGATCTGGGCGTTGTCGATTTCGATTTTCCACTTGTCACCTTCTTTATATATAGCGAATCCCTGTTGGTCCTTGACATAGTCTTCGCTTGCGAGCTTACCTTCATATATACCGAATCGACGCAGGAGGTACAGAAGTTCAAGGAACGCAGTACCGATACGTGTGGCCGTATTGGCATGCAGGCCCCGCTCATCGCGGATCCCCTTGAATTCAGTTTCCAGCCTGGTATATATTTCGTCTGCCATGATTGATCTTTTACTGCAAATTTACAACAGGAAAGAGCAAAATAAAACTACATGATGATACGCTGCTCCTTGAACAATTCGTCAAGGACAGTGGTGAGCAATCCACGATATGTGCCACCATAATATCTCTGTTCCATCTCATTGAGGTTCATGCGTGAGCCATAGTATTTAGCGAAGAACCAGTCGCGCTCTTCATAGCGCCCCGTCTGAGGGTTATATTTCATCGGTCTGCCACCAGCCTCACGTTTGGATGCGTCACCGGGAGAGTTCTTCGACCTGTGCCATGCAGGACCTATGCTTCTGGGCTTGTCAAGCCGATGCTGAATTCTGTATGCGCCGCCACCTGGCATCAGGAACGGGATGGTACCATCCATCTCCTTTGACTTGAGGAAGTTCCTGCCGACACCCCTTGAGACGAACTCGCCATACCTGAGGAACGAGTGCTCGATGGTGGTCACAGGACCGGGATGCATCATGCCGACGATAGAAGAGAACAGCCTGCCGGTGTCGATGACACGTAGCTTCTCCAGACGCTCACGCCAGTAGACCACCATGTTGTCAGTCCACTCGCTCTCATACTTCCTGAGATCATCCAGTGCTCCGGCATTGCCCATACCAGGTTTCCGACCACCCTTGGCATTGTAAGCGATTCTCTTCATCACGCCCATGGCTTATCCCTCCCACTCTTCCTCGTTGTAGCGGAGATCTACCGCTTCGTCATTGTTGATCTTGAACATGATGCCCGTCGCCCCGTTGAATGAGCGGCGACCGAATTCCATGGAATACACCTGCTCCGTATGCAGGAAAGTGAGAGCGTCACCATACTTACGTGTCGCCCTGTCATGAATCATCCGTGAGAGGAACTGCTTGAATATGCGTCTGCACAGACGCAAGGCAGCAGCATAGCTCAGTTCGTCCTGATAGTCGAAGCCGGCCAGTATCCATACCGTGTAGTCATTACGGTCGAACCAACCAGGCTTTCCGCAGAACGTGTTGGCAGCCGTCGTGTCATCGATGAGGATGAAGTTAGCGTAGTCGCGATACTCCGACATGATGATGTCGAGAGCGTCAGGACCGCTAGAGAAACCGACGTAGAAGCCATTCTCCTTCGTCAGCTTGTTCTGCTCAGCCATCTCCTTGAAATAGGCCAGAGCGTTGAAAGAATCACCGTTTGTTTCCATATCTCTTTTTAAAGTCAGCTGCCTCACGTGCCTTAGCGTCCAGCTCAGTCAGGCATCGCCAGCAGTCCATCTTTTTTACAATCTCCTCTTTGGTGACATCCCCGTCGGTGAGAGCCCTCAGCTGTGTGTTGAAGGCCTCCAGCACATTGAACTTATCCCCCACCTCACCGTTTGCCGGCTTGAAGAAATTCGGGAAGTAAGCGGCGAACGTCGATTTGATGTAATAGTACCAGAACAGTGTGCCTGTCACCTCCGCGGCATCGAGAGACAAAGCCTCTGGCATGTCGCCATTCTCATCCCGATACATGATCCTTGCCATTGCCTCTACGCGCCCTTTATCTTTCCGCTTCAGGAACCCCTGATAGCACGCCTCTATATTGAGGTAGTCGATGAAAGGAACGCCGTGCAGCTGCCTGTCAACAGCCTGGAGTCCGTGGATGCTTTCCAGCCTCACACCCATTTTCTCCGGACTGTTGACGAAATCCAGCTGTCTTATCATATCCTGCACCTGCCAGTCCTGGATGTCGAAGTAGTGCCATTTCCCGTTGTCGAGCCTTACCCTGCAAGACACACCTTTCTGGCGTTTCTTGCGGATCTCTATGCCACAGAACCGGAATAGCATGTATGTGCGTATCTCCACCTCGCTATACAGGCCGCACGCTATCAGCTGCAGCGTATAGCGAAGCTGCTCCTGCGAGAGTTTCTCCCAGGAGTCAGGACACTGCAGGTGCAGCACCTTATCCGACGAAATGAAAGGCGCTGTCATCCTTCTTGTTCTCGTAAGGAGTTGAATGGTTCACCTCATAAGCCTGACTGCCAGCATACGTGCTGAACGACTCGATATCACTCTCAAGCGTGTTGATGAGCCTGCGGAAATACTCGTAGGCGACACCCTTGTTGCCCTGTATGGCCACGCCGATGATCCGTCTTATCTGGTGAACGACACCACGGCTCTTCTCATCCAGTGCGTTGGTAGCCATCTTCGTGATCAGTTCATCCATGAACTCATCCGATATCTTATCCCTCAGCCATCTGTCAGCCTCCAGTATAGGAGCGGCAGCCGTCTCCCAGTCCTTAGAGATGGGAGCCTGAAGCCCGGCATACCTACGAAGGAAAGAGAAGAAGCAGAACAGCGTGTCGATGATCACCAAACCCTGCTGGTACCAGCCAGAGATCTTGAAGCATTTCTCCATGATGGCATCCGAGAGGTTGAGCCATTTCACCCTCAGCTCACCGTCGAGGGCATCCACCCTGATCTTCGATGCCGGAGCCGTATCGTTGGTGTTGACCACCCCGAATCCTGTAGGAGTCAGTACCAGGTCGATTCCTCTCATCTCACGGAGGAACACATCGACGCAAGCCAGCGCCTTCACGTCAGCAGCCAGCGGTCCGCTGGGATTGTCGTTGATGATGGTGGTGGCCACGTCACCGAGCTTATCGTCGGCAATATCCTGAATCACACTGTTGATCTTCGTTTCGAGCTTAGCGAAAATGATACCCTTCGGCTCCTTGGCAGCAGGTATCGTGAGGTCGAAGAACCCCTTATCAATCTTTACTGTTGCTATCATCGTTCTGTCCGTTAGCGGTTATCTCCTTGGCATCCTTGTTCTCATCGAGCGTTGTCAGCTGTATCATCGGCACGTCGATGGCGAACCTGTCAGCCCATTTGTTATAGTACATGATGACGTGGAACGGCACCTCCATGATATCATGGAAAGCCTTTTCCAGAGCCTGTTTGAGAGTGAACAGCTCGCGCTTGTCAGAGCCAGAGTTGTTCATCTGCGACTTTCCAGGCACGGCACCAACCATGTTCGGGTGAACGCCCATGGCGAAGCAGAGACTGTTAGAAGCCTCCTGCATATCATCGCTCCAGTCGCCACCCTCTTTCTTGTTGCCTTCATTGAGGTTATAGATACGCACCATACGTTTCTCCTTACCCTCAGGCGTGGTGTCATAGGAAGTGATCCATGCCTTTCCCGCATTCTCAGGCTTGGTGCAGAAGTCGGTGATATTCTGTCTCTCCTGCTTCTTTCGCTCAGCCATCTTCTTCGGGTCGGTGATACCCTCTTCGCGGCACACGTTATCCCAGTACTGACGATGCACCTCCACCTGAATACGAGGTGCGGAAGTGTTCTTGATCATATACCGCTTACCCAGACCGATGAGACGGTAGATGTCATACCAGGCATCGTTCCATATCGAAGCGTGGTACGGTACTGGGTAGACACTGTATCCTGGTGTCGGGAACAGACAGAGGATGGCAAACTTGCACTCAGTTCCAGAAGCAGGCATAGGTCTCGTTGAACCGTCATAGATGTTAGGTCCCTTACCCATGCGCCACATCAGGTCGCCCAGCGGGTCAATATCGTCGAGCAGCGGTATGGCTTCCACCTGCTTCTGCTGGGTCTCATTCCACTTGCTGACCAGCACATGATTGATGATGCCTTTCTTGTCGCGCACCTCGAAGCGGCAGTCGCAGGCATTCCTCATTCTGACCATGGCAATTCTGGAGTGATCGACGCTGAGATGGATGACCATGACCGAGAAGAAATGATACTTCATGTCAGTAGCCATCCTGAGCCATGTGTTATGGATGGCGTTACGGAGGCAGAACTCACGAATCTCCTTGTCGTTAGTCATCTCTCGTGTATCACGGTCGATGAACCTGAGCCCCTGCCCATAGCAAGTCAGGATGTTGAACTGCTGGCACTGGCTCATCACCATGTTGTCAGCCACCAGATTCTGATTCGTGTAAGGGATGATGTTGTCCTGACCGAACTTATAATACTTAAAAGACCTGCCGTCTGCAAGCGTCACCTCATCGATATCATCGGAAGACATCGACGGATAGAGACTGTCTGTATCCCGTTTGTAGTGTGTGGTGATTTCAGCCTGCAGCTGCTTGTTCATCACACCGCTCTCGCCGATGAAGTACACCTCATAATCGCCGTTGGTACCTGCTCGCACCATCTCGTTTTTCTTACCTTTGTTCATAGATATATAGGATGTCCATTAATGTTAAACATGAAGATATCCGGGACTGTACGAATCTCGTTGTTTACCGGATTCAGGAGGCGGTGCCATCCACCGCGCCAGTTGGAGCTGCTGACCAGCCATCCGTTGTATTCAATGATGTTGCCTTTGGAGTCCCAGGCCTTTACGAATACTTTCTGTCTGGATTCCCTTGCCACATCGAGGATCTGCTGCCCCTGTTTCATCTGAATCGGTTTTCTCTGCTCCATATCACACAAGCCAAAAAAGATTTTCAATTGAAAGTATAGTCGAAGGTGTTGTCGAAGATACGTCCCTCACGTCGGATGTCCCAGACGTTATGGTTACGATCTGCATATTCGTATTCGAAGGTGAAGCGAGGCAGATGGTCTGCAGCGTTTGAGATCTCAGCCTTCTCAGAGCTGATGACCACAGGAACCATATCGTTGAGAGCCACGCCACCGTTGATAACCGGCAGCAGTCTCACCGACTTGGAGCGCAGCACCTCCCTCCACCAGTTTGCCATGGGGAACGACAGGATGCCCGTATCAGCCTTGAATGTCTCTTTCTCCTCGATGGCATACGACCGTTTCGTGCGCCCTATGCGTGACTGTCTGCGGTCGAACGTCGATACCTGATGGTGCTCACCGGTGCAGTAAGCAATCTCTTCGACACCGAAAGAGTTGGCGAACAGAAGGACAGGGCCGATATCCGTCGGGAAGTCACTGACAACCACAAACTCCTGCCTGCGGTTACCAGCCCTGATGATATACTGCAGCAGCTGACGACCTGACGATAGGAAGTTGTCCGGAGACACATCAATCATCGTGAAGTCACCTTCCGACAGTCGGGTGACCTGGTGAGTGACCACTGATCCGTCATCATAAGTAGCCTCGCATACAGGCGTGTCGTTGCCTATGTAAGACAGTATTTCCTTCCATCCGCCAGCTGTCTGTTTCGTGCCGTCGAGCAGCGTAAGGAATCTGTTGTTGCAGAAGTCAGCAGCCGTCATATTCTTGACGATCGCCTTGCACGTCACCACAGAGGCGCTGACTGTCTGTGTGTCGATGACACCCACATGGTCACTGGAATAGACGTTCTGTTCCTGCACGGTCACTCTGACGTCGAACACGACATACCTGTCGCTGTATGGAAGTACCAGGAGGTCGATGTCAGACAGGCATATCTGGTTGTCGTTATCAGGATACAGCAGTTCGCTGAAGGCGGTTTCTACAGAACCGTTTTTCAGCACCTCAACGGTCACGAGGGCTCTCTCGAAAGCTATTGAGAACCTCAGGTCGGGGATGTCGCTGGAAAATAATCTGCCAGGCCAGGAGCTCATGAATGTAATCATGCCGCAAAGATACGAAGGCAGGCAGCATAATAAAACAACAAAAAAGGCTGCGTGCATCACTGCAGACAGCCCTATCAAGAGTTTGAGTAATAATTAGATTAGGTATCAATTTTCGTGTACAGCACCCATCTCGGCAAACCGTCGTGTTGCGGTTTTATCTGGTATCCGTTGTTGGTCATGTACTTGATGAGATCCGCGCCGTTGACACTCATCATCGGGTCAAGCTTATCGATGATATCCATCGTTGTCATCGGTGTCAAGTAATAGCCTGGAGCCTCGATCGGCAGTTTGTCGATAAAGAAGGCATCGAGCAAGGTCTTCAGGGAGTTGTCAGCCATCTTTGTGACGATGGTGACAGTTGCCACCGGCCGGTCTACGTTGACCTCATCCTCATGAACCTCTGCAATATCATCGTCCATGGAGCCGTTACCATATACTTTAACTATGCGTCTGCCATCCAGATAGGATAGAGCATCACGCAGTTCATCCACTGTCATTCCGTTTTCAACCATTTTCCAATAGAGTTTTTAGTTTGATCATATCCTTACGTATCGACTTGATGTTATAAGCCACAGAGAAGATGTTTGAGCTCTGATCGCTGTCTCTCTCCATATAAGCCAGCTCCTGCAGCGTGTCTTCTGCAACTTCGAGGCTGTCAATATGGTCTTCGAGCGTATCCACATTGCAAAATTTGTTCACCAGCTCAAGAGCCTCTGGTGGCATATTGATGGCCTTATTCATACCTTAACCTCCTATGATTGCTGCTAGGAACATCAAACCGAAACCGAATGTGACAGCAGCTGCTGCCTGAGAGAAGAGGATGACCTTTGGCATAGCCTTGGTCATGATATTCATAACGCGCTGTTTGGTAGCGCTTACCTCTACCGGCTGCCGCATCTCGTCGGCATAGCCCTCGAATTGTAATGTTAACTGTTGCATATTGCTATTACGTTTAGCTGTACAGGGATCCGCCCTGCGCGTTTTTTCCTTGGAAAAGGGGAGAGCTCCCACGCTTTCAGACACTTCAACGTCTTTATCCCAGTTCCGCCTCACGGCTGGAACACTCTCCCCCGGGGAGGAAGGCGGGCCAAGCTTTCGGACGTGGATCCTTTCGGACTCCTGCATGATTGTCTCCTGCCTCGCGGTGAGGAGCGCCTTCCCCTATGAGACAGAGAAAGCGGCAGCCTTCCCTGTCGCTAAACGTAATAGACTTCGTCCAAGGACTTATATCTACTGGGTGGCCACCGCTATTGGTGTAGTGAGACCTCTGGCAGGTCTCGGAAGTATGAGCATAAAAATGCCCTGAGTGATGACTCGGGCGTCTTTCACCGCCCCTGGAACGATACCGTTCTATTACGTTTAGCGATGGCAAAGGTACGAAAAAATCCCGAATCTCCAAAGAAATTCTGGAAAATTTTCTTTTTCTTATTAATTTTATTCTGGAACGACGACCAAAAACCACGATTTATTAAAGTCCCACGGTATTTTTACGAAAGCCTGTAAGTATTCTCTGAACATCATATCTTTCGCTCTCCTACTTTGTTCTGTTGCAACATAGCCAACTAGAATTTTAGTAGTTGTATATACCGCCATTGCCTCTGACCCGCTGAATGGATTAATTTCAGGTTTTAATAATACAGAATCACCTGGTTCCAAACACATAGCTTGCGTTTGCTCTTCTACTGACCTGTATTTCATACCTACAATTTTGAACTCCACACCTATACCTTCTATAGCTCTGCCAAAGGAATCTAGTGAAGGTTTTCTTCCTTTATAAACAACAGACGGTTTATCAACAAATTCATTCACCAATACTTTTTCCAGCTGTATTTTATTTGTTTCAACTTGCTTCTGTTGTAGGTTAAATGCTTCTTTAGAATGTTCTTGGGCCTCTTCTATTTTTGCCTGAAGATTTATATGTTCAATCTCTTTATGCTCATTTTGATCTTTTTTCATTGTGTTGTACGGGCTTTTTGGACTTATAATGTTCCAAAAAGAAATGACCAAAACAAAAAAGCATATACATAAAATAATGACATCAACAGCCTCCATAATCATAATGTTTTAGGTATTATTTGTTTCCTATTATAAAGCCCCGATGCAGGCTCATGCACCGAGGCTGGTGTGATTAGTTAACAATCGGAAGCCTAAGCAACGCGATAGGAGCCGATGAATTTTCCTATTTCAGACAGTGCGCGGTTGAGCGTGGCCTTCTGCTCTTCGTTGAGCGTGTAGACCTTACCACGCACTGAGTAGCCATTGATACGCTGAGTGAGCCATGACACGCTCTTACCGAAATATTCCTTGGCGATGTACGACCAAGGTATGAGTTTGTATGCCTTATCATTGATCTGCCCTCTGAGTGCCTGCTGCTTGATATCCTCGTTGTCAGCCTCCATCTCGCAAAGCCACTGCTCTAAGAACGCATCGACCTCTTCCTCATGGCCTTGCTTGTGTTCAACGAGCCATCCAGCCAGCTCTTCCTTCCTGCTTTCGCTGGCAGTGTCACTTAGCCCAGCAAGTGACTTGAATTCTTCCATAACTTTCCTAATCTCTTCCATATCCTTATTCTTTAAGGCTCCCCTCCCGAAGGAGGGGGGCGGTTTTTACTTTCTCTGATCCGTCAGTTTCTTGAGGTCTTCGAGCATCGCGTCCAGTCTTTTCTCCCTTGCCTTAGGCTTCATCTTCAACTTTTCTGAGAGTTTGATGAATTCGGCGATCATCTTCTTTTTCCTCCGGATCCTTTCTTCTAATTCTTCGTCCATAACGTTACTTTTAAAATTAAACACCCTTGTTAACTAATCACGATGCAAAGATACATATAATTTTTGATATGTGCAAGTTTTACATAAACTTTTTTATATGGAGACGCCATTTTTAACAAAAAAAATGCTCATCCGGCCTTCACAGGCAAGATGAGCACCAAAAATTACGTTTAGAATTTCAAAATACCTTATATAATACTCTAACGACTAACCATGATTGTCTGGTTGTGTACGATCCTGGTATTAGGATTGTAGTTGACGAACTTGACGTCATAACCCTTCTTTCCCCATCGCCACCACAAGAACTTGTGCTTGTAAATGGTGGCGACAAAGATGTCGAAGGAGTCCCTTACCAGGTACTCCATCATCTTTGACCTGAGGTTCACCTCGAAGTCAGCCCATTTGTCATGATAGACAAAGAGACTGTCGCTGTCTTTCTTGACAGCAGTCATCTGAACCTTTCCCAGCATCTCTCTCAGCTGGTGGTTCTCTGACTCTATCTGAGACACCTTCAGGCCGAGATCCTTGATGAGCTGCTTGTCGGCCAGCTGCTTCTTGTAGTCGGTCTTATCGACTTCGACGACACGCTGAGAGACGACGGTCACGGAGTCACGTATCGTATCGACGCGCAGCGGTATCTTAGCGTGAGCCAGTTCTACCTGCAGGTCACGCACCTGTTTCATGAGTGACCTGTTGTTAAGCCAGACGTATGCAGCACCAGCACCAGTCATAAGGAGCAGCGCCAAGATGGCGATGATCCATATCTTCACACTTGTCTTCATATCACATCAGTTTTAGAATGATCACGCTGATGAAGGTTATCAGGAAGATAAATGCCATGACCTTCAGGAACCTGTCACACCAGAAGACTATCTCATCATACTCATACGGCTCTAGCCGTTCTTTCCACCAGTCAGTTTTCATAAGCCAGTCCGTCGATGATTGCCACTACGGCTGCCATGAGCCAGAAACACACACAATGTAAAAGCTTAGCCATATCTACCTCCTTTTTTAGGGTTGCACTCCAAATTCCTTCTTGAACCGACGCAGCAGGAACTTACGGTTTGCCAGTCCGTTGGTACCACCGTTGATCCGTCTTGTGAGCGCCTCACAGTCATCAGCGTCAGCCAGCTTGCTGCAGCCGTTCTTCCACCAGAAGAACATGGCCGTCTTCAGGTTGCCTGGAGCCTTTGCCACGAGATCAGGGTTCTTCACCACGTCACCCACGCAGAATTCCGACTTCGTATATTCGGCATAGTTTGCCTTGCCTGTCAGGCCGATGAATCCGCGACCGCGGTATCTCCATCCGTCGCCGCTCTGCTCGTTGCCGTTGCCCATCCGACCGCCATACACCCTGTTAGCGATCTTCTCAGGCTTGCGGGCATACGCTTCAGCCTCTGCCCTAGTCTTGAAGTACTTCGGGAAAGTCTTCAGCAGGCCGTCAGCCGAATAGTTCAGGTTCTCCTCGCAGCAGCGCAGGTTAGCGCTCTCATGGAACACTTGTGACAGGAAGTGGACCACTCTGAGAGGAGTGTCGATGCCGAAAGGCACAGCCCACTGGTTGAAATAGGCCACGAATTCGTTGACCCTGTCTTTGCAAAGCTCTGGAACAGCTCTTAGCAGCTGTGACTGATTGATTACCATAGATTATTCCTCCTCACTGTTCTTTTTTATGTATTCACCTTTATCATTGAAATCCTTGAGTCTCTTCAAGAGCCATGCCGGCACTATCGGCATGATGGCGTTGGCATTCTCGAAGATGGATACCGACTCGCGCAGCAGCATGAACACGCACAGATATTCGCCTATCCACTGGGTGCTGCCTACGACATGACCATTCACTGTGTAGTTGTTGAGCATGTTGGATGCGATGAGCAGCACGATATAGATGAAGATCTTCTTTGCGAACTTATGCCAGAAATCCTCAGAGTTGAAATCCTTAGCAATGAAGTGTTTGACCACTGAGACGAGCGTATCGATGACGATGGCAATACATATCCACTTGGCGAACTCCCAGTCCTGGTAGATGTATCTCATGACATCAACCATGATCGTCAGCGGAAAAGCGCCAAAAAAGGCTATGACTGTCTTTACCATATACTTCTTTTTTTGCTGCAAAGATACGAATGCAGTCAGCAAAATAAAACAACCGAAAGAAAACATCATGAAAATTCAAATGAAGAACAATCCAGAAAATCAGGTGCCAGAAAGCAGCCGTTCTGAGGCATACTGTGATGCAAGTCAGAACAGTAACAGCCCAAAACGGAGAAAGCCAGCTTGCAGGCACCTACCCACGAACCGTCAAAACACATAAATATACATAAAAATTCCACTATATAGGGCCCCGAAAACGCTAAGGCTCAAAGAATTAGCGTTTTTGGGAGTCAAAAGCGCCGCAGGCTGACGGCTTCGTTGCCCCCACCGCCCTACGACCGCGAGCGACTTTCCGCTTTCCTTCGTGCGGAATATGTAAACACTTTTTACGCAAATTTACGTCGGTGATTTTGCGCCCGTCGGTTTTAAAACTACCTATGGCACGCCATTTGCGGTCAAGGCGGCTCTATGGGGATCATCAGCGGTTCATCGCTCATGTTCACCATTGTGCCGGGGATTGGGGAGGGGACCAGAACATCAGGGGCGCACCACTCAGCAGGCCCACAGAGAGAGGAGCCGAATAGCGATGGGCAGACAAAGATGTGTGTATGACGATACACTCTTCTTATGGCACTGATGATGCAGGCCTGCCCTGCTTCTTCAACTGCCAGGTGTCTGCCCTGCCATGAGAGATCCGCGCGTGTGGAGACTGCCGTGTGGTGCGCCCCTACCTCTCTCCTGCCTCGGCAGGGTTATGCCCACATCTTTCTGGTCTTTGCCAGGAAGAGTGCCATGACGACGTCTGCACCAGCTGCCTGCAGTGAGGCTATGAACTCATTGGCAGATTTGCAGGTGGTGCAGATGTCGTCAACAACCAGGACTTTCTGTCCTTTGATGCTGGCATCTATGCTGGCATTCCCCATGCAGGAGATGTAGCACCTGTCCTGTGACAAGTGCTTCTTCTCCCTGCATGAGTGGACTTTGACAAGGTCGAAGCCATTGATTGCATGACACCGTCTGCAGAGTTCGTATAGGAACCTCTTCCATCGCCTTGCGTTAGTGTATGGACAGCTTGCAGGAATGCAGACTATTGTGACATTCCTCATGTCACAAGCCCTCAGGCTGCTGGCCATCTGGCGTGCAGCCCATCTGGTAGCATAGTTTCTACCGTCCTTGAAGTCAAGGATCATACGGTTAAGGATGAACTGTTCGAAGGACATCCTGAATCTCTGCGGGACGTAGTCGTAAAGAGCAATCTTCATCATGGCTATGACAGATTAGGTGAAACAAAAAGAGGCAGCCATTACGCTGCCTCCGTGTTGATGTGCTGCTCGATCATCCTAGCAGCCTTGTTGACGTCTGCCAGCAGACTCACGAGGAACTTGGGATCCTGCTTCAGGCTCTTGAGCCAGCAGCTGAGGTACGCAGCGTTATTCTCCTGAATACGCGTGTTGAAGCCTAGCTGATGCCCCATCAGCGCTGCCGTGAGTTCTGCCACGAGCTCTTCGCGGGCATAGGAGTCATCTCCGAAGGCCTCGCCTTTCTTACGGTTCAGCCTGTCAGGTGAACCCGTAGAGTGCGTCATCTCATGAAGCATTGTGGAGTAGAACTCCTGACCTGCCAGGAACACCTCATCCTCGGTGCCTCCGAGGTTGAACTGCTGTTTCTCCGGGATGGTGATGCTATCATCCTTCCTGGAGTAGAAAGCATTGTTCTGCTGCTTGCAGGAGATCGGGCATACCCACGACTGATTGTCAATCAGGGAGTCGAGAGCGCTGTTGGCATACATGCCGTCAGAGCCTCTGAGCTCTGGGACAGAGAAGTTCTCATCGATGATCTTCCGGATTTTATCCGGCTGCACCTCGGCGAGGTTAGTCTGGTCGATGTTGAATACGGTGTAGTACTTCAGTACTGGGAACACCGTGCATTTGCCCTGCTGATCCCTCGACATCTTGTCGTAGTCAGCACTGTCGATGCGTCTGCCCTTGTCATCCTTGATGTCAAGCTTCCAGAAGAGCACTGGTGCTCCTTTCTCGCCCTTGTTCACATGGGCGCCCATGGCGTTTGCCTTGTTGACGGTGACGTAGAGCGGGTAGCGGAAGTTCATCTGCTCGCAGTGCATGTAGAGGAAGAACTCGTTCATGTACGAGTAGCCACGACCGGCTACGGACAGCGGCCTGCCAGATGCCTCAGTCGTTATCCACGTCTTACGCCAGCCCTGCTGGAGACCTTCGATAGTCTGGATCATGAGATCCGTGAACTGAGAAACGACGCGCTCAGTACCGCTCTGTTTGTTTGAAACTTCAGTTTTCATCATTCTAAACGTATTTAAAAGTGAATAAATAGGGGTTCTTCTGAAAGCCAGTGGAGCCCGGCCCTGCCTGTATGCGGTCGATGGCCGTCCCCACTGGCGGGGGTGTTTATTTCATAGTAGGATTTGTCTTACTGAGGGCGATCTCATACCTGAGCTTCTCGATGGTGCTCTTGGCAACATAGCCACCCGTTGACCTTTTCAGCATGAAGATATACTTCAGTGCGGTTTTAGCGTTGTTACAGAACTTAGGCTCCCAGCCTTCTGTTGTTACCATCCATACCTTTTTGAAAGACCTGTTGGACTTCACGAGCTCTGCGTTGATGAAATTCTTCTTTTCCATGATTCTGCGTTTTATAGGGTTTGACATTAAGCTATTTTATAGATTTCAACATAGGTGATATCAGTCATCGTCTCATGTGCGATGTCATTAGCCTTTGACTCTGCTTCAGCGAAGGAGGAAGCCTCGATTTCGAACTCCTGATAGTTCCCGTCTTCTGCGTTCACTACCACATTATACAGGTTCTGAGAGCGTCTGCCGCGGTTGTAGGGGCGCGTTTTGATAACCGATGTCTGAGTTGAAGTTGTCATATCTTTAAATTTTTTGAGAGTTAAACTTGAAGCGTTTCCGCTTTTGTAATTTTTACGTGCATAGAAGACGAACAGGGAGAAGGGAGGACAATGCAAGGCTTTGCCGGAAAATTTTCTACCCTTGGGCATGGAATTTTTGAATTGGCGCCACTGCACCCAAAAATTCTAGAAAAATTTCAGAGCAAACGCGCTTCAGCCTTGCAGGCTCCCGCCTGTCGTACCTTTGCAAAGGAAAAATCAATGCGGGAACCGTGGAGAGTTATCGTGAAAAAATTGATATGACAACGTCAGACATCGGTGAAACGAGCCCATGGCCGTGGCAGATCCTCCCAGAACCGACGACGATGGAAGAACGCAGAGGGCAGGAACCATCAGGCGGCCAGGGATCCCTGACCGTCGCAGAGAGGCAAAGGCGACAGCGCACACGTGGCGATGACTACCCAAGCCCTGAAATCAAAATAGCATGTCAGGCCCCATGGAACGCAGATACAGACAATGGTGTATCAATGCAGAGCCCATGGAGTCCTATAAGGTCATAGAAGATGAGAGATGGCATCGACAGATGGCCGGGAGCCTATCCACCCATGTACGATACAAACCCGCTGGAGCTTCCTGCTGAATAATAGGGCTGCAGGTGGCGTTCGACCCCGATGCACAGTGTATCGAAGGCATCAGAGCCGTCAGTACGATATTCCAGCTTATCCTCTTCACTCTCCGCCAGTTTCTCAGACCGCTTATCCTTCTTACCCATATAGGTTCCAGCCGTCTCGATGGAGAGCAGAAGAGCCTCGTTGTTGTCACGGTTGATGATGATTTGATGATCTGCACGTCCGACGAACATGCGGTTGATGAGCTGTTGTTTGTCGATATGGTTCATCGGTTTTCCGATATATATCTCATCGACGAACCAGCCATGCGATGACAGGAACTGAGATATGAAGATGTAGAAGTCATCATTCTGGTTAAGGGCGAATCCGTTGCCCTTGAACGTGGCATCGAAGAAGAACGCCACCTGTTTGGTGCGATGGTGCTTATAGTACTCGCAGAAGTCATCCATCAGTTCAGCCAGACGCCGCTCGTATTTGACATAGAAAGACTTGAGCACCTTCAGCTTGTTGTCAGCCCCTATCTGACCGCAGACCAGCCAGTTGATATTATTATTGACGTCGAGGGCGATCATCAGCGGTTGGTCCGGATCCAGGTCCGCGTCCAGCCGGCAGTCGTTCTCATAGACCTTACCCTCGCCGAGATCCTGCAGGGAGAGTTTCGACTTGTTCGGTGCCGTATAGGTATTGATATCCTCTCGCATCGATCCATAGAACCCGTCGTATGCTATCGTGATGCGCTTGCACATGATGGATGTGGCGAACACCAGTGGCGGCAGCTCACGTTTCATCCTGGCGATGAAGTCTTCGCCAAGGATTGCCAGGTTATATATCGATGGTCTCTCGATATAGAGGTATGCATGTTTCCTGAGAGTGTTCAGGTAAGACTCGATTTTCTTCAGTTCCCGCTCATAGTAAATACGGCGATCAGGATAAGCCACCATCTTCTGCCGTATCTTCCAGTGCTTGAACACGAGCCCCTCGAGCACTTCAATGAGCTCCTTATCCATCAGCTTCTCATACTGCAGGAACCACGAGCCCTTCTTTGTCACAGGCATGTCGCATGTAATAGTGAGCCCATGGTGCAGCGGGCACTTGTCGAAGAACATCTCGTTGCCACGGTTAGTCTGGAAGGTCTCGTTCTTCAGTTTCTCATAGTCCACGAACTTCGCTTCGTCGATGAGGATATGGTCGAGAGAAAGACCGTTAGATGCGCCTTCACGGTCCTGCGTGATGATCTGGCAAACGCTGCCGTTGTAGAACCCGATGACATTCTCCCAGTTCTCCGGTCTGAATATCGGGTCTTTCCAGTGCAGCGCCTTCCACGGCTTCTTTCCGACGGTATAGTGAATATCACGCTTGTATCCCCATCTCTCCCAGTGCACTAGGAGAGAGGGAAGCGTCGATATCAGGCATTTCTTGTATGACGGAGAGACGAATCCTGTTGTCGATCCCTCCATCATCTGGAACACCTGCAGCTGTCTTGTTGCGTCGATCATACCCTTACCGGTACCACGTCCCATCACTGCTATCAGGTTTCTAGGCATCAGGTACAGCGGGTACAGCTGAGCATCATTGAAATATACCTTATTCTGGTTCTTTTCCGTTGTCATCTATCTCCGTGTAATCAGCAAATTCAACATCCACGTCATATCTCTTCAGGCACTTCTTCATGTATTCCCTGAACCTCGGTCTTACCTTCACGCCTGCATCGCTCGGGTCAGACGATGGGATGAACTGTTGAGGAACGATCTTATCGAACGCCAGCTCCGGTGGATCCAGTGTATCCGTCATATTATTCTTGATCAGGTTTTTCTGCATGGATGCGACGGCCCTATGGTCGCCATCGCGTTTAGCCTTTAAGCGGTCTTCCTCGATCATCTGGTTGATGCGCCATCTCCAGAACTTCTTCGATGCCTCCTGCAGGTTTCCCATGACTATCTTGATGATATGGATGTCATCATACGCCTGCGACTCATTCACCTTGTAGAATGCGATGTCATATTCGACGATCTCCTTTGGGGACTTAGATGAGAACCGGCACCAATAGGTGTACAGCGCCCTTAGTCTGATCACGCGCTGTATGATGTGTGGAGCGACATTGTCCTCCACCAACTGGTTCTCATCAAGGGCCATCAAGCCCATGTATTCATCAATGTTCTGTGGTACGCTCATAGGTCGTTCATCATTTTTCTCAGGTATGATGCCAGGGCTTCGTCAGCAGCTGGTGAGCCAGCCTCTGCGAGCGCCATGTTGCGTTCACGGATCTTCATGGCCGTCTGTGCCATTCCTTTGAAGTAAGCGATACGGAACGGATGACCGATGGTGTTGATGCCGTCACGCAGCTCAACCTCATTCAGCTCCAAAAGGACGCCAATCTCCGTAATCGGGGTTAGCTTTTTCGCCAGGCACTCTATCTCTTTCAGCAAGTCCTGAGAATAGTCCGTTGAGTTGGATTGAGTTTTCATCTACTAGTTCCTTGAATCCGGAATACTGCTGGAGGAATATCTCCTGTGATGTAGTGATGATCGTGCTCTCTGCCCTGTCACCGTAAGTCTGGTTCTGTGAGGAAACGACAGTCACCAAATGTGAATCGTTTTGCACGAGCACCACCTTTGAGTGGTTCATCGTGAGATATACGCTGTCGAAGCACGACTGCATCTCACGGTAAAGCTTCACCATCTTCTTCGACGCCTTCAGGTCGACCATCAGGACCGACTTGCCGACGAGACCTTTCTTCCTGAGGTTGTAGAACCCTCTGAGGAAAGCGTCTGACGTCGAATAGGTGGACACATAAATATCCGCACGCCCAGTCTGCCGAAGGATCCAGTCGAGCAGACCGAGCGTGTGGACACCTTTGCCCAGATGGCTCTGCAGAGGGCATCCGAGCAAAGGCTTGAATATCTCATTCAGATTTCTCCCCTTCGGCATTGTCTTCAGGAAGAACTATAGATACATCGCATTTGACGAGGTCTGCTTTCCGCTGATCGGAGAGGTTCACCCCGTTTTTCAGGAGGATATACACCCTTGACTGAATGGACTCGCGCTGTTGTTCGAGCTTTGCTTGCTGCTCGATGGAGAAGTCAGGCTCCTTAGCCTCTTTAACGAGGTCGAGCAGAGATGGCAGGTGCTTGGAGATGAACGTCTGTGCGTAGTCTATTGACTTCTGCACATCCTCATCACGCACCGTCTTGTCGCCATCGTCGGTGATGTCACCGATCTTGAAATCATCATATCTGGCCATGTCAGCCTTGTAGTTGTACCAGGCATCCTTGAGCAGCTTCAGATACTCATAGCGGTCACATGGAACGTTGAGCGTGAGCAGCAGATTGTATGTCTCCTTGATCTTATGCCACCGCTCAGCATTCTTCACCCAAATTGCCTGTATCTCTTCAGGCAGCTGGTCATGGTCAGGACGCTTGCCGGTGATGACGGTGGCAGCATTCGATGTCTCCTCACCAGAAGGTGCATCACCAGTATCGGCATCATCGTCAATTTTCTCAGAAGAGATGGCAGCCTCGATCTGAGGAGTGATCTCACTGTCAAGTTTCTCCACATCCTCGATGGTATAACCGTCGAGTCTCATGTTCACATGCTTGCGCAGCTCATATTCCAGTTTCTTCAGACCACGTTTTGGCTGTCGGACTATTCTTTCGTACAGCCCTCTGTTACGGTTCACCCGCAGCAGCATGACAGCACCTTTGAGGATCATCTCGTCAGACTCATGTTCGGAACGCAGCCACTTGACCATATCATCGGTCAGCTTCGGATCGTACTTGTCTCGCATCATATCATTAAAGATTTAAAAAAGGGATGACCGGGAGTCAATCTCCAGCCATCCCACGATTTACCAATAACTAAAAACCTAAAACTATTAATCACTGACGACGCTGTCAGTCTTGCCGTCGATCGTGCCATCTTCAGTCTCGAAGGTGCCCTGATAGAACGGAGCGGCATTCACGTCAGAAACGCTTGCGGTGATGGTTGTCTGGCTGGAATCAGTCACCTGACGGCCTGCATTCTGACCGAGATCGAGCTGAACGCGGAACATCTCGTTACCGATGACGCGAATCTTTCCGTCACGCTGTGGATACAGGAAGATGACGTCATCCTTGTTAAGTTTGGTGATCAGACCAGTCGCCTTCTCCTGCGTACCAGGCACCACGAAGCTTACGCTGTTGTTGAAAGACTTGGCGCCCTCGTTGCCCTGGTTATTGCATGTAGGCTCAGACTCACCATCTACGAGGTCGATCTTAACGAACTTCTTGCCCTCAACCAATTGGAAGTTATCTTTGATCACAGCCACATCCTCTAGTTTCTCAGCGGCATCACCCAACACCTTTGGGAAGAGGACGATGTTGGCGCGGCGAACCATATACATATGCGGACGTATGCCTGGGAGCGAAGCGCTGCCCTGGCAGAACTCTACATTCTCGTAGAGATCCTTGTCACTAGTACATTTACCCATAACAGTAATCTTTTAATTGTTACACCATTTCGTAATAGGTCTTACCCTCTGCAGCCTCAGTGTCAGCAGACTTGATGTAAGCACCATTCTTCATCTCATACCATCCCTCGGTTGAAGGATTCTTGCCAGTGGTAACGGTGACTGCGACGAAGTCGGCAGCGATCGTGTCAGCGGTCACGCCCTTGATACGAGCGACACAGAGCATCTCCTTATTGATAGAGAGGTACTGCTCACCATAGAACATGTTGGCGATGAAGTCAACATCATAGTGAGAAGTCAGCGATTTCTCAACGAGGAAGTTCTCATCAGCAGTCATCTGGTTCCAGAGAGACATGATATTATTCTTCGGAGTCAGAGACAGGTAGTTGTTAGGCACGTTCGGCAGGGCGCAGAACTCGATGTTCGACTTGCCCTCGAAGGTAGCCTTCTCATATCCGCGGTTATAAGGCAGAGCGCCATGGTTCATCTGGTATGCCTCCTCATAGCAGTGCTTGGTGTACTCAGACATGAAGAGTTTCACGTTCTGTCCGCGCAGCTTAGGATTGACACCCTTCCATCTCTCTTCGGTAGAGCCCCATACGAAGGCCTTGATGATATCCTCGGCATTCTCCTCGTTGATCTCTTCAGGGAGCTCGTAGAAGTTACCGATCTCCTTGGCCATCTTGCCAGCCATGATCTCGATGTCTTCGATGGCGCAGAAGCTGTTGAAGAACTTCTTCGTATCCTTGGTGTTCTCCGGATCACGCTTGGCGGTCCACATCACGTTGAAGAGATTCTCACCGAGCTGAGCCATGATGTATGCACATACACGCTTCACCCAGGGAACGGTCTTCAGAGCCTCGCCTTTG